CCCTGAAAACCCAGATCGCCGCCGACCTGAACGCGGTCTACTTCGATGCCGCCGCCTTTGCCGAGACCGTCACCTATACCCCCGTCGGCGGGGCGGCGCAGACGATCAAGGCGATTATCGACTACGGAGTGCCGGACGAAAGCGGCCTTGCCGGGATGGACGCCGTGAACACGGATGCGGAGCTGTGGCTCCAGGCCGATGCCACCAACGGTATTGCCTCGGTAGCCGTCAATGACGCCGTCACGATCGGCAGCGAGACCTGGCGGGTCATCTACGCCCGCAAGGTCGATGACGGCCTGATATGGCGCTGCCGCATCAGCAGGAGCACGCGATGAGCCAGGCGGACATACTGGGAGAGATCACGACTATCGTCGCCGGCGTATCCGGTGTCGGGGTCGTCCATGACTACGAGCGGTCCTCCCGATCCCCGGCGGAGTGGCTCGACATCATGACGTCGGGCGGAAAGATCAACGGCTGGACGATCTCGCGGGAGGCTACGGAGTCGGAATGGGAGTTTCACACGACGAACCGCCTCCGCCACGTATTCCGGATCAAGGGCTATTACGCCGTGGACGACGCCGCCGCCTCGGAGAAGACTTTTCAGGCCCTGGTGGATGAGGTGCGGAAGGCCTTCAACGGGCACGAGACCCTGAGCGGCGACGCCCTCATTAGCGGCCCGTGTCAGATCGACTATGTCGGCATCCGGGAGATCGCCCCGGATACCGGCTATTATCTCCACGTCGCCGAGCTGACCCTGGCGGCGGAGGAGCGGGAAACTCGGTAGAAAGGAGAGCATCATGGACGGACAGGATTTATGCCGCAGCGGCGGCACCGTGTATCTGGACCAGGCAGGCAGCGAGATTCCGCCCCCGGGCCCGGATCAGGAAGAAGTGCACGATATAGAGGAGGAAAAGGACAATGATAATTAAACGCGCCCAAATAGCAGCAAAAGCGGAATCCGTAGAAGGGACTGCCGAGACCCTGGCCGGGGCCGATGCCTTTCTGGCCCAGAATATTAGTTTTTCCCCGGAGATCGAGATGGGGACCAGGGACAACGTCTCGTCGTCCCTGTCCAACTTCAGCCAGGTCCCCGGCGCCCGCAAGGCCACCCTGGAGTTCGACGTGGAGCTGAAGGGCTCCGGCACGGCGGGGACCGCCCCGGCCCTGGGCAAGCTCCTGCTGGCGTGCGGCTTCGGAGAGACGGTGGCCTCCGGTGTATCGGTCACCTACAAACCCGCCTCCACGGGGATCGGCTCTATCTCTCTGGCGGTATATAACGATGGCGTGCGATATGGAGTTTTCGGCGCCCGGGGCAACGTCTCTCTGAAGCTCGAAAAGGGCAAGCCGGGGATATTCCATTTCGTCTTCACCGGGGCGGACTTCACCGTCACCGATGTGGCGATGCTGTCCTCCGGCGTCTCCTACGAGACGACGGTCCCGAAGCCGTTCCTGTCGGCGACGATGACCATCGATTCCTACGCCGCCCTGCTGGGCAGTATGGAATTCAACATGAATAACGATATTGCCCTCCGTCCCGACGTGAACGTCTCCTCGGGGTACAATAGCGCCGTCATCACCGGGCGGCGGCCGACCCTGTCCATCGACCCGGAGATGGTCCTGGTCGCCACCTATGACTTTTTTGGCAAATGGAGGAGCGGCAATGAGGGCGCCCTGACCCTGGCCCTGACCGGATCGGCGGGAAACATCTGCACGATCACGGCGCCGAAGGTCCAGTACACCGGCGTGAAGCCGGCGGACAACAGCGGCATCCGGTCCCTGGGTATCGACTGCCAGTTGAACCGCAACGCCGGCGACGATGAAATAGCCATTGCGTTTACGTAGGCCGCGAATCCTGAAAGGAAAACCGATATGCAGGAAAAAAAGTACGAGATCGACGGCCGGACCTTTTACCAGCGGCCCCTGGTCCTGGGACAGGTCCGGCAACTGCTGGACCTGATGCAGGGCGTGACCATCCCCGTCGGGGCCGGCGCAATGGGCATCATTGATGCCCTGGGGGAGAAGCTGCCGATGGCCCTGGCTATCGTCCTCACCGAGGCGGACCGTCCCCTGCGGGACAAGGACCTCCACGTCCTGGCCCAGGAGCTGACCTACAGCGTGACCCCGGAGACGGCCCTGGAGGTCGTAGAACATTTTTTCGGTCTGAACCCGATTGCCTCACTATTGAGCCGCATCGGGAACCTGGCGGAGAAGATCGGGGCGGCGCTGCCGGCAAACGACGAGACGCCGCCGACTACATAGAGGAGCTGTGCGTGCTGATTACCGGCGGCGTCATTACCCGCCGGGAATGGGCGCTCTGGGAGTGCCCCTACCGAGACGCCCGGAGGTGGGCGAGCGAAGTGCTGCGGCAGCGATACCTATGGATGGAGATATTATTCGGGGATCCAGAGGGCAAAGAGGGAGGAACGAAACTCTGCCGTCACCCGGACATGTGCGCCATGTGCCGGAAGCGGTGCGGCGATCGGGTGGGGTAGCGGTATAGTCAGAAGGGAGATACAGTGGCGAGGCAGGACATCTCGTTAATCATTAAGGCGAACGACCAGGCCACGGAGCAGATCAAGAAGCTCCGACAGGAGATCGGCAGCATCCGGCAGTCGGCCGAAACCGCGGCCAAGGGCCTTAGCTGGCTGGGCGATTTCGCAACGAAGACGTATATCCAGTTCGCCGCCCTGTCGCAGTCCGTCCAGGGGCTGGCCGCTGCCTGGGGCAAGATGAAGCAATACATCGACCTCGGGTCGGAGGCCCTGCGTGCGGAGGAGGCGTTCCGCGCCATGTCCGACGCGACCGGTGTCGCCGCCGCCGCCCTCACCGAAAAAATGAAGAAAGCGGCCGGTGGCTTCGTCGACGATTCGCACCTGATGCAGAAGGCGGCCTTCGCTCTGTCGCAGGACATTGACCCTGACAAGATACCGCAGTTGATTGAGGCGGCGCGGGTGGCGGCGCGAAACACCGGTCGGGACGTGGCGGAGTCCATCGACGGCATCATCCAGGCCGTCTCTACCAACATGCCGCGGAGCCTGCGGCAGATGGGGTTAATATCCAAGGAGCAGATGGGGCTGCTCGAACAGGCGGCGACGGCGGGCGTGACCGAGGTAGGCCTCCTCGACCTGGTCCTGGCCAAGGCGGCGCTGACGCAGGCGCAGTACGGCGCTGCGGCGGATAATGCGGCCAAGGAGATCAAGCGCCTGGAGGTGCAGATAGGCGAGCTGAAGGAGACGATTGGCAAGGGGCTGATCGAAGGACTGCAGAGGTTGTTAGGCGCATTGCAGGGTGTCGCGGGCTTCGCCCTGGGGGCGGCCGTCAACATCTTCCAACTGATGCAGGCCTCGAACGCCCTCTTCGCGATGGGGGCCGAAAAGATGGGCCAGGCCGGGAAGGCAAGCGAATATAAGGCCCAGGCGAGAGAGTGGGCGCTGGCGGCCAGGGCGGCGGAGGATGCGTCCAACGAGCTGTACCGGCGGGCAATGGAGAACATGTACGGCGGCGGTCCCGCGGGCGACCAGAGATCGCCGGCCCAGAAGAGCAGGGACATCGCCACGGCCCAGGCGAGATTGAATGCCCTGATGGAGGATTTGAAGCGGCGCATCGCCGCCGCCAAGGGTGGCGGATCTGTCGACAGGATCCGTGAAGAGTGGGCGAAGATCGAGCGGGACTTGAGCGCCGACATTGCCAAAAGCGGCCTGGGAGAATATGAAAAGAGGCTTATCGACATCGACAAGAGGGTCGAGGAGCTGAAAAAAAAGGCGGCCGAGCTGCCGACGGAGATGGAGCGGGCGGCGGCAGGCGGGATAATTACTTCCTGGGCGGACGCCATGAAAGATCAACTGGCAGCCGATGACCTGCAAAAGGAAGTGGATGCCCTCCTTGCCGCCAATGCCGAAGGCCATAAGGCCCTGAAGGACCTCGACCGGAGCCTGACCGAGGCGCGCGCCTCGGAGCTGCAGAAACGCTTAAACGCCGTGGATGAGACGGCGAAAAAGGAACGGGAACTTGCCGACCAGGCGCTGTTGCGACGGGTCATCTCCGAAGAGGAATATGCCGCCAAAGGACGGGAGATAGCGGCGGTGGCTGCCGACGCCAAAAAGAAGATCCAGGCCGACTACGAGCGGTCGGTCCGCGAAGCCGAGATCAATGCCCGCCTGGCCGACCTCGACCTCCTGGAGAAGGAGGGGCTGGCCCACCGCGAGACCCTGGCGGAACGTATTGAGTTGACAAAGGAGCTGATCCGTGTCGAGGAAGAGCATCTGGCGACCATGGACAAGAGACAGGACGAGGCGGGGTGGTACGCCCAGAGCGACAAGGTCACCGCCGCCCGGAAGACCTACGCCGATCTCACCCGCGAGATGGCGATGACCAGGCCGTTCGGCGCGCTGAAGCTCTCCATGGACGACGTGGTCAACAGGTGGACCGATGCCGGGCAGCAGATGTACGATGTGGCCACTTCCACCGCCCAGGCCATGCAGCAGGCCTTCAGCGACTTCTTTTTTGATACTTTTCAGGGTAAACTCAAAAGTTTAGGCGATTACGTTAATTCCTTCTTGACTTCCGTCCAGAGGGCCGTCGCCAACGCGCTGTCGCAGCAGATGAGCGCGGGGATCGGTGGGCTGATCAATGCCGGGGTCGGAGCCTTGTTCGGCGGCGGTAAGGTCGAGGGTTACCATAATGGCGGCGTCGTGGGCGAGACGGCCCCGACCTTTTATCGTGTGGTTCCGAGTGCTGCATTTGTCGGGGCGCAGAGAATGCACGATGGGTGGCTGGGTGCGGATGAGGTTCCGGCAATCCTCCAACGCGGGGAGATCG